GCCGTAACTGGCATGACAATCTCTTTAGCCCACTTCGCAGTGGACTCTAGAGTGGAGACTCCAAATATGAAGTCTTTTATGTCGTGCGAGGAGCCAGAACGAGAATCAGCAGTTGACCACTGATTCTGCGCTGCAACACGTTGCAGCTCATCCCAACCCGATTGCCTGGTGTCTTCATAGACACGAGAGCGGACTTGCCAAGCATTGACTTCAAGGCGTTGGAGCCCGGCGTTAAGCCGAGTTCTTATACCGAGGAGTCGATTTTCGAGGCGAGCCGTTTTCCGGTTGTCATGTAGGGAGACAAATGAAGAGCATCTTACATCGCTGTAAGGTGTTGTCCTCACCCGCTGGATCAAACCAGCGATGAAGTCTCCTGTCATGAACATACCACGCTCGTAGTACGCATTAGCGTACTCAGTATACGAAGCGTAGTCAGTACCAGGTAGGCGCGGATTCCATACACACTTCACTCGAAGTGGGGTAACATCGACGCCTTTATAAGCGTCGCACCCGCATGACTCCCTAAAGGAGCCTGCTGTGCAGCACTTCGCCTCATTGAACACTAGTTCAAACATAGGCAAAGTGCGCCGTACATGAGCTTGGTCTTTGCTCTGCACGATGATATCGTCGCCGTACACGTATACCATTCGTGCCGCTTGGGTAAGCGACACGTCTGGGTTGGTGCACCGTATCGTTGCTACGCTGAGTGCCCAGAATATGAGCGCCTCGACAGGGAAGCAAACTGCTGACCCCATCGGAGCGAACTTTTTCATAGGCATAACAGCGCCATCTGGGAGCTGCGTGAATGCGGTTCGAGAAGCCTGCAAGGCTTCAAACCATCGTTCAGGAACTAAATCCCTAACGAGGGCTAAAGAAACGCGATCCGACGCTTCCTTCATATCTAGTGTGACCCAGGGCTCGCCCCGGGAGCCTCTCATGGCTAAGTCACGGTTTATCTCCTGATTGGAGAAATTGACCTGACCACCCGTGAGAGGATGTGACTCGATCCTCTTTACGAGGGTCTTCATCAGTCCTTGTTGGACCCACTGGTATTCCAGCGGCTCACATGATATCAAGCGAGGACCTCGAGAGTCTTTTGGGACTAGCACAACTCGTGCTATGCCACATTCGACCTCTCTAAGGCCTAAGAACCGATCGAGGCCGTCACAAAGATGTGACAGGTTATAGTGGAAGTACGTCTCATAAGGAAACTTCTCCGCTAATTGCGGATAGTACCTACTGAATTGCGTCTTTTCACTGCCTGTCTCTCTTGTTGCTACGGCCCCGGGTCCATGTCTCGGGAGCAGTTCCGAGTACGGGTCGACGGTCGAAAGGACGCGGGCAATAATTGCCTTAGCTTCCCGACGAACGAAAGACCCTTCATGATCGAGCTTATCAGGATTATAATCCAGGTTGGCATCGGTGTTCTTGAATGAGTTGATTACTGTCTCAACTTGCTCTTCGCTTGGTGGTAGCTCTAACTTACTAAAAGTATAGAGCAGTTGACGCAACGAACTAACCGCCCACGCGGGCGCATCACTGCGCTCGAATCCATCGTCATCGAATACATGACTGAGCAGCCATCCGAGAAATCTCGGTAGCTGCGTGCCCCGCTTCTTTTTGAAGTTAGGGACTTGCAGTCGTGTGCCGGTCGCCAGAGCCTTGTCAAGGGCCCGTGCGACAGAAGGTAGAGTCTTCGTTATGAAACTCAACCCTTCTTGGCCAACGCGCTTCAGGATTTCCTGAAGATCGCGTTGATACTCGCGCTTTGGATATAAGGACGTACTAGCCACATCAGAGAGGCTAGTAATGATAACGCCCAGGTACACTGTATCTGGACGCAGGCTATTAGGGAATCCCATAAAGGGTGAACCTCCTAGTCACATTGCTAACTCTCCGACGACCCTATTGTACATCAAACACTACACCACACGCAGAGGACTATTGGCTGACACAGCCCCGTTCGCAGAGCCCATTAAAGGGTTGCTTACCGGTTTAAGTCCAATCTAACCCACTTCAACAGTAAAGAAGTGAGGAAGCAAGCCATGGAACGTTCAGAGCCTTCTATACAATATGAAGGCAACGAACACACAGGCGGCGAACAATACTAGACTCTGATTAGGAGAAAGTATCATTTGCTTAGCCTTCCATGTTAAGGAGTGCATCGAGCTGTCCGGTCGTCAACATGACGTCCAGGAGAGCACCGATCTGATCCTTGAGCTTGGCGATCGTGATCGCTCCGCCACTATTGACGGGACGATTGATCGTAAGAGTAATCGCGGAGCTGGGGGTTTCACCCCCAGTGTCTGCCGGATCGACCGTGAGGTCGGAATACTCGTGTCGCACGACAGAGATAGCGCGCGCCTTAAAGCCAGATCCACTAATCCGATGCTCAGTTTTGAGCACTTGAGGAGTGGAAAGGGCAGTGGCGGCGATCTGCCGTTTGACCTGTGTGGTGGAATCCGAGATAACCTGAGCGTAAACTTTACTGCCCAGGGAACCCGGTAGGGTAAGACTTGCGTGGTTATCCACGACAGTCAGATTTGATGTTAGCATATGACCTATCTAAGGTTGTTTGTTGTCGTTGATCCGATACCAGGATTGATACCGGAGTGTCAGCGGAACACATTAGTGTAACGCCGACTAGTTAACTTACGGCTTCGTTGCAGTAGGAGGCTACCCGCGAGGGCAGCCTTCCGAAGATTCGGACCGTTAGTCGTGACCGCATGAGTATCTGGTTCGCCCAGAATGCGGTTATAATAGCTTTTTGTGCCGCGGTAGACTGGGATGTCAAAGACATTGCCCAGTGGATACCTTGCTGTGGGCGCGCAATCTGGCGCACCATAGGTCGAGGGGCTTATAGAAGACCCTCGGGCGTTTTCAAACGCTACGGACACAAGAGCCTCGGTTTGATAAGTCAAAGAATGACAAAAATCAGTGACCGACACTCGAATAGGGAAGTTGTCTCTTGCAAAGGAACGCAAGAAACCCGAAACATCGACTACCCAGTCGACGAGGAACGAGAATGGGATAGCATTCCAGATGATCGCAGGGTCCAATCGGACCCCAAGGGCATCTAAACGCGTCGCAATCTGTTCTTCGGCTTCCGTCAAGCTAGGTACGGTATAGGTATACCGCATCGTAGCATGATATATTGGCTTCCTGATCCACCGACCATGAATGGTCGGAAAGATTGGAGGTCTAAGGCCGCCATTACCAATACCGTTATCGGTGTTGGTGTTGCCGCCTGTCCAAGCCCGGAACTGCTGATCAACTGACGTAAACGCCAGTGAACCAGTTTCTGGCTCGAGAGTCCGTCTATAATGACGAACAAGCCGACGACTAGAATTAGTACGAATTGCCTGCACTCTCGCTGAGAGCGTCGACAGCTCATCGTACATCTGCACTATGTCCTTAACGAAGGGCTTAATGCCAAACTCCGCATTCAGATGGGCCCCGGTAAGTCGCGTAACGAGCTCTTTTATGAACTCAGCACGCTTCTGCGGGTCCTTCAAGTCCCGCAGCGTCTGGTGACGCTGCAACACTCTTCGAACGCTCGGTAACGGATTCATTCCCTTGAGGTCCTTAAGCTCAAGAATAAAGTTCACCAAAGAGGTGTCTTTATTTATGCGAGGCCACATATGGGCAGCGGCTTGGTTTGCCAACTGTTGCCAATCAATGGTTCCCGCGGAACACAACCCGTGTGCCGCCGATATGTAACTGGGGAGAAGGTTTCGACAGTAACTGTCGATCCAATATCCCGAATTTGCGCGATAGCGCACCGGCGACTTCCTAAATTCACTCGTCTCAATCGTGTGCAGACAAGGGCGAAACCGCCCGTCGACGCCGGTCGAATCTACCATAACCTCATTTCTGAGGGGGTACGTTCCGTAAGTGAGAGCCGGGAAGGCTCCCCAAAACAGTTCATACGCTAGAGGATTCGAATCCGCGGAGGTGATAGTGAGCGGGATTTTGAGCGACCACGGTGTGGTCGTCTTGTCCCAGCTATACTCATGACTCCGATAATCGAAGATTTGTGGACTTAGTATTGTTCTAGTACGTAACATATTCAAAGCAAC